TGTTGTTATCTCTACCAACGTGTTCTGGTAATGTATTTCTTAATGAGTTTGGATTGTCTTGGTCAAACGCGGATGCACTTAATATCATATTATTATACCAAGTATCAGCAATTGAAGCTGATGTGTGTTCTAATATATAAGGTTCAGACGAATTTACTTTTGGCCAAGCCGTATCGTGAAATTGTCCGAGTGATGAACTTGCGTAAGAAGAACTTTCAAAATACATATAATGTTCAAACGGGTCAAAAGAATTAATTACTCTTTGTCTTTTTTGTTCTTCTGCCTGTATCGTTGAAAGGGAACTTGTTACACTTGTTAATGATGCACTTAATGCAGTATGATTTTCTATAAGTTGTAATTTTTTTCTGAAATTACGAAGTCTTGTTTCAGCTGATGAAAAGTTTACATAATTACCAAAGCCTGTATCGTCATCATCAAAAAGTAAATTTGTAGTAGTTTTTTGATAATCGACATTTGGTTTAACATCTAACAAACTACCTGAAATCAATTTTTCTTCTAAGTCAAAGTTTAATAAAGTGTCAGTTCCTAACAACTCATTGTGAGTTTGAAAGTTAGTTCCTTGAAAGTTAATCGGATTATCTACTGAATTTAAATTAGGTATTCTTAAAAATATTCCTTCATCAGGTCTATCTTCAAATGGAACTAATCTAACTCTTTCTTCTAAATCTGGTAATCTTTTTTCTGCAAAATAAACTCTATCTAATTTATTTATGTCTTGTTGTAATCCTTGTTTTAATTTTACTTTTCTTGATTTTAAATCAGCACCCAATTTATCATTTACCATTAGGTAATGTTGGTTGCCTGAAATCATATAAGTTTTAAATCTTTCAATATTACTTTTTTCGTAATTTACTCTCCAATACTTAAAAGTTTCTGCTCGTTGGTCATCACCTTTGTGTTGATACTTATTGACTCCGTCTTCATATGATAAAGAAACTCTAACTCGATTACTATCCAACACTTCTTCAATTCTTGCTACATAGTCTCTTTGTATATTGATTTTCTTTTTTGCTCTTTTTATGGTTATGATTTTTTCTTTTCTTACTTTTTGTTTTCCTTTTGTGGTTTTTCGTGTTCCTACACCACCATATATACCATAACCTTCACCACCACCAATTAATCCACCTAATGGCAATCCGTCACCTGGCACAAGTGGGCCGTCTTCTTCCCCTCTTATCTTACCTGTAACGTCCCAATCTATAAATGCATTTCTTGCAGCACCACGAGCTTTATTACGAATTTTTCCTTGTCGTAATAATTCTGCGTTTCTTCTTATTGCTCTTTCTGATGCACCCATTAACTAAATCCTCCTAATCCAACATCAGCACCTAACATATCTGATACTACATCTCCGTCTGATTCTTCAACTATTTCTTCTGGTTCTATAAAGTCAACATCATCAATTTCATCAATGACTGCGTCCTCGTTAGTGGTGTCTTCATAACCAGTAGCCAGATATAAGTTAGGAATAATAATTTCTCCACCCACCATATTTTGTGTGAACCCTCTATCTTTTTCATCAATGTTAAACTCCAATACATACGGGTCTTTGGTATCAAATTTTATAGAACCTTGATTATCAACCTTTAATGATTTGTATTCTATTAATTGTCCCATTGTTTCAAAGTCTTCACGATATTCTTCGTTCTTGATATTCTCATCAACTTCAAGAATTAATTCTGTTCTGTCTGGTGAAATGTCATCAATAAAATATGTAAGGTCTTTTAAAAATAATTCTGTTGCAACTGGTTGGTCTTGTTCGTCTATACCTGGATTTGTGGTAGATGTATAATATTTTATTTCTCCATTTACTTCTTTTTCAGAAACTTCACCGTTCCAAATATTACCAATGTCATCAACAAAAACTTGATTTTCAACACCAGCTAATCTTCTTAAAAATTTATAGACAACTCTATAATTACCTTGTGTAAATCCTGCATCTCTAAGATGTTTACCAACATTTATATCAATAAGTCCATTATCTGTAAAACGAATATCCTCAATAGGAATCATAATATTTTGTAATAGTAAATCTGTATCATCTGAATATATGTATAACATTACAAAGTCGTCTTCATAATCACGACCAAAACTACTATACACTCTTTTAGCTAAATAATAAGAGTCTTTTTCTTTTTGTGTAAATCCGTATTCTAATGCCATTATCTATATCCTGATGTATTTAAATTTGCAAGTGAACTTTTTAAATTTGAAAAGTCCAATCCTTTAAATTCAAATTGTTTTGTAAAATCATATTCTTCACCTGTTGGTGTTAGTGTTGATGTTGGAAGATTTTTCTCCGTCCATATTTTTCTCAAAGAGTTACTTTGATAAATTATATTTCTAATAAAGGAAGCATAATTTTTAGTCGATACGATTATATTTAACATTATTGCCTGTTGTAAACCTTTAAGAACTTTTTGTGCAGACTTTGTCATTTCTGATTGTATTTTTTCATCAGAAGCATTAGTGTCTAACTCAAAAAATTCTATTAATAAATCTCTAAATGAATCATTAGGTTTGTCAGATTGTTTCTGTTTTTCTTGTTCTTCCTCTTGTTCTATTTGTACATCTTCTTCAACCAATGATGAAGGTGTTGTAAAAAAAGAAAAAGGTTTTGAAACTTGACCTAAATATCTATCGTTAAAAAATTGTTGTTTGTTTTCTATACGAACACTTTCATTAATTGTTTCTGCGGTTTGACCAGGATTTGTTGGGTCTTCAATTGAAACTACATATCCGTCATCATCTCTTGTAGGATTTAACGCATCAATAGAACCTGAAACATTTTGTTTCAATTCTAAATCTTTTATTAGATTGTTTTGTTCAATAACATCTGCGTCTAATAATTTACGATAATATTCTGATTTGTTTCTTGCTGAACTTGGCAAATATGGCATTTGATTACCTCACTACTCTAAATTCATAGTCGTCATCATAGTAATTAATTGTTTCTGTTGTTCCACTACCACTCACCACCTTAACACAAAAACGATAATTTCTTTCTGCTTGAAATCCGTCTAACCACAAGTTAAAGAAATTACCTGTACTATCACAACTAATTCTTGAACCTGTTCCAAATGGAATAATTACTTCCTCGGTATCTGCGTCTTTAACTTCATAAAAGATAGAAGCACTTGGTAAGTATTTAGCTGTTAATTCTGCTGGTGATGTTGCGAAAGCGGTAGTAGGATATAATTCTCTACCGACAACTCTAAATTTAACTTTTGAACCCTCTTTATATTCTGTTCTTAAGTTTTTAAAATAAATTTTTAATCTTTCTAAATCAGCTGTTACTAATGGTGATAAACTTCCTGTTGACCAAGAACTATCGTCCCACATTACTTCTAATTTAGGTGGATAAATTGTGTGTGTTTCTCTACCGAAGTATTTTAAATTTCCTAATCTATCTGAACTACTTTCATCTTTTGTAGTATCACTTCCTGGATTGTATGAGAAATCACTTGAACCTGTATAGAGTGATTCTCTTTTTACTAAGAAGCCTCTATTTGGAAATGCTGAACTTGAGTAAAGATGATTTTTTACTAAGTCTGTTACATCTACTCTTAAATCTTTTTTGTCAAATGTTAATGCGTATGATGAACTAACTGAATATTGTCCACCTTGACTACCTGTCCACCAAGCACCTCCGTCAGTCAATACTGAACCTGTTACCCAAGGTGTTTTTGCCTCGTGGTCTCTATACTGATAACTTACTCCGTCTTGTGTTACTGGGTCGTGGTCAAGTTTTCCTGTTCCTTGTTTCCAAGCACTACCACTAACCATATAAACAAATACATTTTGTTCTGCTTCAA